TGTGTGGGCCAACAGATGTAAATGCAGTTATATCTTGAGTTGGTGGACTTGGAAGAGTAGCATTTCCACCACGATAAAAATCTGATGAACTATCATAATTCATACCTACATTTTCTGATGTGTCCACTCCAGTTTGGTCATTAAATTCATCTACAATACCATCTACTAAATTAAAAATTGTTAAACCATCATTAACTGCCATTTTAAAACCAAGAAGTCCAATATTAAATGCGTTTGTGTCTATTGCATCCGTATCTACTGAAGCAAAAGAACCATCACCTTTTAAAAATTCTGTTCCACTTCCAGGCGTGCTAAGTTTTGATACTGTGATAGCTGCAGTAGGAGATATGTCTGCGTTTACTATACTACTATCAGTAATATTTGCAGATGATATAGAATTAGGTGCAAGTTTACTTGAATCAATCGCACCATCTTGTATCATGTTATTATTGACTTTAGTTTCACCCATTACTTACTCCCATTGTTTTTTAACATTTTTTGTAATTCTGTTGTAGAACCAACAAACAATGCATTAGTTACATTTTTTGGTCCTTTGTCTGGTAACTCTTTTAATTTTTGCATCTTTAAATGTAAATCACCAAGTTTCTCTGTGACCTCTGCAACATTTTTTATAAGTTGTCCGGCAACTTCATATGTTCTTGGGTGTTCACTTTCTCTTGCAAGGTCTAATATACCTTCTATTGCATCTTGTCCTTTTTCAACTAATGAATAAAAATTTTGTCTTTGATATTCAAAATCATTACCTTCATTATCTGTTTTGACAACAGGTTTAACTTCTTGTACTCTTGCAACTTGTCCGCCTACAATTTTTTCATCTAATAAATCATTAAATTTAGACATTATTTTACCACACCATATAATGTAAATATTCCGTTTATGTTGCCTGAACTTAAATATAATTTAAAAGCAGTTGCATTACCAAAACTTGCAGATTGTACAACACTTCCACACCCTGCCATAGATTGTTCTACATTTCCAGAAACGGGTGCGTGAAACTGAAATATAATACTTGGTTGGTGATTAGCATCAGCAAATCTAAATAAATTTATTGTTCCAGATAAATACTCAAATGTACTGCCTGGAAAACAATATCCACTACTTGTAGAATAACCTAAATTCATTTGTGCTACATTATATGCTTGGTGTTGACCCATACTTGCTACACCAGCATAAGATGAAACACCAACAGATTGATAATTTGAACTTGTATAGTATGTTGGTGATGCTCCACCAGTACCAAACTGTGCATAAAATATTGCAGTGTTATCTGATGATGCTGTAACATTATCACAAATAATTTTAAAATGAGAATAAGTCGTTTCTGTGCTTAATTCTGTAAATTCTACTGCACTTACATCATTTGCTGTTGTTGAAGAAATTTTAACTAGTCCACCAGCTGAACCAAATTCAAATGCATTTCCAGCAGTGTTAACTTTAAGTGCTTCTCCACCAGAGCCCAAAGTATTGATATTAAACAATCCAAGTTTATCTACAAAAGTTTCGTCAAACAATATTCTATCGTCTGCATTTGTACTAGAATTATCTGTTCCATCTAATACTAAAAAATCACCTTTGTTTGCACCAGCACCATCTGTTCCATCTAATATAATTGAATCGTTTTGCAGACCTAATCGTGTATCTGCATCTATTTTTGCTTTTGATATACTATTACTTGCAATATCAACAGCCTGTATTGATGCATCTGCAATAGCTCTACTTGGTAATGTTCTTATTGGCACTTTTCTCTCCTACTCTTATTTATCAGTTCCACTTTCAGAATCAAAATTCTTTGCATCTTGAAAGAAAGATGTAGTTTCGTTAAACCCAAAGTTATCATCAAAGTCAGCAGTAACTGGGTCTGGTGTAACACTATATCTTTGTTCTCTTTTTGGTGCATTGTCTGGCATATCTGTGTATTGGTCAACTTGAACTCTTTTAATAACAGATTGTTTAGTAACAGGCCCATAAAGATAAAATTTAGTTGTAAATGAAAGTGTATATATGATGGCTCTTCTTGATATGAAATCACCCTCATAGTTATCTTCGTAATCAATACCACTTAATACGATAGGTACATCTCTCTTTTGATTCATATCTGTATTGTCATTTATTGTGATTGTATATTCTGGTTGAAAGAATGGTAATATCTGTTCTATAATTTGTAATGCATCATCTCCACTTTTTGACATAACAAATAATTGAAAATCCATATTATAAGGAACAGGCATAAACTGTGATTCTAATTTTGATTTACTTGAAGAACTTACTTTTTTAAGTTTAGTAATTCTGTTTAATTTTCTGGCTGGGTCATATGAGATAGATGATATTTCAAAAGCAAGTCTAGGTAAAGTAATTGCAGTTGATTTATTTAAACTTGCATCTTCTCTTATTCTTGTTAAAAACTTTTGTTTTGGTCCATAAGCCAGAGGTACTTTCATTGATTGTGTAATTTGACCTGAACTATTTTTTTTAACAATTTGTATATTATTAAATATCGTTCCAAATGAAACGACCATTTTTCTTATTGTTTCGTGATAAAATTGTTGTCCTAACATTATAACTCCTTACCTGCGTCACCAAATGGATTTGATTCAGAAAAATCTAATATTGTGTTATCTAATGTTTCAAATAATTCAATTTGAGATTTCTCGTCTTGAGTATCTACATTAAATGTTTCATTAATTAAATAATGATTCTCTTCTTTTATTTCAGATATCGTTGCTGTATATCCTGTATTTCTACTTGTTATTACATCATCTTTACTAAACTGACCAGTTACATACTCATAATGAATTACATTATTTTCTATTAGTTTAATAATTGCAGTTGTACTTCCACTTGTAATAGTTTCATCTTCAACAAAAGTTCCATTACTATTTTTTATAATCATATAATATGTATCTGATGTTTCAAGTAGAACTGAAGAAGCACCAAATTGTGTTTCTGTTGTAAGATTATCACCAGCATCAGAACCGTCTGAATCAGTTCTATCTAATAATAATAGATTATTATCTTCTAATGCAATCTCTTCTGTAAATGTACTCGTTTGTTCATAAGTAAATTGATATGCAAGAGTATCTAAACTTTCTGAATCATCAATATTATCAAGTGTAGATATACCTGTATTAATATCTTCACTACCATATTCAAATAATCTACATTTTAGTTTATAAACAGGATTATTGTCTAATTGAAAGAATGGTTCATCATGGTCAACAAAACTTATTTCAAATAATTTATTGATTACTGGGTGAAAAACTAAATCACCTTCTAAAGGTCTATCTGCATCTGTTACAGAATCTTCTCTTGTAATATAAGAAGTTCCAGCTTCTATTTTTGAATCTAATGTACCATCTTCTAATAATATAGAACCACCAGTTGCATCATCAGTGCCTTCTTCTATTGTAATTTGTTTTGTTAAATCTTGAAATCTTTCTTTATTTACAACAAATGTAATTTCGTCTTTTATATCTAAACCAAATTTAGATACAAGTTCTTTTTCACCTTGAAGACCACCATCTGCATCTTCAACATACATTTCTACTCTTTGAGAATCTTGAAATTTTGTTAACTTATCTTCACCAAACAAATCATCTTCATGCATGATTGTTCGGTTTAAGTAAAAGCAATCGTGACCGAATATTTGTATAGCCTCTTTTACTAAATCACTATACAATGTTCTTTCTGTTGCAATAGAAGTTTTATTGCCGTCATGGAAAAACTTATTGACTGCCATAATTAACCCTTTTGATACATTGGTGGCAGTTCAAATGCTAGTTGTATTTGTTCCTCTAACTTGTTTATTTCTTCTAATGCTTGAGTATAAATTTGTTCACCATTCATTGTGACTCCACCTAACATAGCGACACCATTAAACTTTGAAAGATTTGCACCCCATTGTTTTTTTACCAATGCAGTTGCATACCTTTTAAGATACATATCGTCATATACATCTGTGTATGTGTCTGGGTTTAATTTTCTATAACACTCTATTAGTATAAAATCACCATCATTAAAATCTTTTTCCATATCTGCATAAATATATAATCTGTTTTGATGTTCTCTAAAATCAATAGGATACTCACCTGTAAGTATGTGGTCTAAATAATCTAAATGCCTCATTGTCATTTCGTAATGAATTATTGAAGTTGAACTGAAGTCATATAAATCATTTAATCTTAATTGATATCTTACATCAAAAAGATTTTGTGTTATTTTATCTGTTAACGGAAAAACTTTGACTACTGATAATATAGAATCTGGTATAGGTATGTAATTTTCTTGTTGAAGAAAATCTGCAGTAATCGAACTATCAACTTTATCTGTTCCAGTAACAGCTGTTTCGTTAGTTCTCATTCTTGCTATTTCAGCAGTAGTAAGTTGATGTTTTAAATATACTCTTTCAATACCATCATAATGATACTTCGCAAAATATTGTAAAGCCTCATCTACTCTATCATCTAGTTGGTCGTCAGATACATTAATGTCTATGACACCTTTACCTAAAGCCCTTAAACAATATTCTTTGAATGTTGATTTTGAAGTTGGAACTGCCATAATCAATCCTTTTCTTTATTCTATCAATATTTATAAGAATACCTGATTATGTTCTTTTCTCTGCACCCTCCATAGTAAGAAAACCCTTTGCATCGTGTCCTTCTCTTTCTTCTTTGAAATCAACACCTTTTTTATAACGAAAACTTAAATTACCAGAAACACTTACTCTCAAACCTTTTTTACCCTTCAATTCTGATAAATTAGGTTCTACTTCGTGTACTGCCCAAGATGGAAACATAATTAATCTGCCTGGAACTGGAGCCCAATACACTTCATTAAGTGTTTCTCTTACTCTAGGTTTTTTTGGATTATATGGTAGTTGAACTGCGATTGCTTGTGCTCTAGGGTCGGTGAACCATATATGTCCACACTTATCTGGAGATTGAAGATAATAA